TGACGAACTTGCTCTCCTCGACCGGGTAGATAGCGCCCGACCCCAACGAAGGAATACCCTTGGACCGTGCGTCGTGAAGATACGGCAGGGTAGACGATAGCATCTCCTGCTTGGCTTCCTCGGTTAAATGTGGGACATCTGACCAGCCCGCAGTTACAAGATATTTTGACGGACTTACTTCGGGCATCAGTCGTCCTCCTCTTTCCCGAGCGCAATCCGTGTCAGTTCTTCCATCGCGCACACGGCGGCCCCGAGCATGGAGAACCCGCCGACCGTCCCCCCGTTCTCCCACGCGCCCATTCCGTCAGAAAACCGTTTGGTGATCGACACCCCGACAAGCTGCCCCGACTTGGCTTGCTCAAGGGCGTCCTCTAACGACTTAACAGCGTTAGCGTTGACACGTCCGGGTGTCATGTCGTTCCCCCCGTTTAGACTTATGACTTTGCGTTCTTCTATGTCACTCATGATGTTTCTCCAATGTCCAACCCCTGCCTTGGTGGGCTGTGATAATCCAATGCCCTTTTAGCTTGCGCCTTAACCCCGCTATGTAAGTGCGGAGTACGACCTCAACTGTTAAGGGCTGTATAGTGCTGCCGGGGTAAAGCGCCTGTATTAGCTTGTCCTTCCGACACACTTGGGACCCCATCAAGACCAGCAGCAGTCTATGCTCCCCCGGCCACAATGGGTACCGGGCGCGGCCGATAACCAACCTATAGGGAGGGCGAAGCGTTATCCTACACATCCAACCGGGACTCCTGCGGCATGAACCCCATGACAACCTGGCTCATCCCGAGCAGAGGCGTAAATGTAATGAGCATCATACCGTTGGTCGTCGCCGTCCGGATAAGCTGCTCGCCGTACACATCCTGCGGCGGTTCCTCGTCGTCCCAAATTCCGTCCTTCTCTGTCCCCTCAAATGAGTCTCGACCCTGCTCGTACGACTTGAAGCCGAGGACACTGTACGCACCACTGACATGCTTGACCTGAACCGTGTCGATCGCGTCGTGAATACCCGTCTTACGAGTCCAACGACCAATACAGTCTTGCCGGATGAGCCCTTGACCAAGCTCGCCCATCTTACCCATTAATTTATATTGCACGATGTCACGAGTGGTCTGATTGGTCTTGCCCACCGCCCACCAGTCTACAGGCTTGGTAAAGCGCCTACCCGGCCACCACTCAGGATATTGCCCCGTCAAATGAAGCGCCGTCTCGTAGCCACCCATACCCTCAGTATTGTGATGAATGACGCCGCCCGCAACGTAAGATTTGTGGGTTTCTACTGAAAAGTCGTAGACATCATGTGCGCCAATAGAGTAGACTGACGACACTACTGCACCGTTCACATAGGAGAGTTCCAATGGATTACGACCAAGTACGATCTTTAGTTTTCGACCAGAACCTAAACCATGCTGAGGCTGCGAAGATCCTCGGGGTGACGAAAGGTCACGTTGCATCTTACTGTTCGGCACATGGTTTAGTGCGAAAGACCCGTCTTCCAAAATTTGATGTCGATAAAATGCGGTACCTGATTGAAGTAGACCAGTTACCTCAACGGGTAGTGGCTGAGAAATTGGGGGTAAATCGAACAACCGTCGAACGGTGGTGCCGAAAACTGAATCTAACCACTCAGCGGACCGGGCCACGCGGCGGCCAACTCCACCCAAATTGGGAAGGGGGTAGGAAATTGGTGAAGGGGTATTGGTATATCTGGCTTCCAAGTCATCCCTTGTCAACCAAGCAGGGTTACATGCTGGAGCATCGTTTAGTGATGGAAGCGGTGATAGGTCGGTATCTGACTCGTCAGGAAGTTGTTCACCACATTGACGGGGATCGTCAGAATAACGCCCCGAAAAATCTTGAGGTGTTCGGGTCGAACGCGGACCATCTGTGTCATGAACTGAAGGGCCGTATCCCAAACTGGACAGAAGAGGGTCGGGAGAAAATCCATCGCGGAGTCGAGAAAGCTGCACGTAATCGGCGGCGAAAAACCAACCCTCGGTCGTAAGCACCCGATGCCCCATGGCGCACTCGAACCACTGACCGTCCGACATCTCAAACCGTAAGCATTGTTCCTTACGGGGCTTCTTGAACGGAGCGGACGCTTTGGCGAACACACCAGGGCGAGCCTCTACCTCGAAAGGTTCTCCTTGGGTGTAGAGTTCGCCTACAGTTCGGTACCCTTCCTTGGTGTTAATAATCGTTTCGCTTGTGCAACATTTTCCCACGCGGTTGGCACACATCGCACACCGCTCCCTGTAGGTCAGACCCGCAGCAAAAAACTCCATATGCTTAGGATACAGTTCCCTGCGTAGCGGCCCCTCGTCAGGATAATACCCGTCGATCTTGTTGGTCTGGTACCGACGGGCCTTCTCCTCCATCAATTCCATAGTTTGCCGTGGCGTGCTCATACCGTCATCCTCTTGATTACGCGCCAACCATCCTCGACCAACGTAGGTCCTGAAGGATCAGCCCAAATTTTTTCAAATTGAAACGAAGGATCTATAAACCACATCATTTCCACAGTGCTGCCTACAGCCGTCATATCCCCCTTAACCTTAATCACAAACCGCGTCCCCTTCGGCAGATCGCTCTCCGCCCAGACTATAAGCCGGTTCATGTGGAATTGTAGCTGATTGTACTGCCGAAGATTCCCCTTCTTCGGTATCCAAGTCCTAGAGTATCTCATGGGGTGACTCCGAAAAATTTTGGAACCGCCCGTAGCGACTTGGTGAACAGAAGACCTTCTAGGAACTTGCCTTGTAATTTCGGAATGCTGCGTCGCCACACTTCAAAATTCCGGTCAGTCACCGGACAGACCGTTCCAGGCTTAATCTCGTGGATACGGATAGGGACCGACATGTCGAAGGTCACGCTTGGCGTACAGAGTATACCCTCAAGTTCTATTGGTTCTGTAGGTCGGATTTTTACTCTGAACATTTGTAAGCCCTCCGTGCGTGGCGGTTACCCACAAGTTCCTGCTGTACGACCCTTAGACCTTCCCAAGTCTGAGGGTTCTGGACTTCAGAGAACCACATAGGGGCTGTAGGTCCCCCGAAAAAATTTTGGACGCTTGTAGCGCCTAGAGGGCTCACAGTAGGGGCAGGGGGGTAGTATTTATGCGTACAGGTAGTCGGATGGGACCCGCTCGGACCGGCTGGACCCTGGGTTCTAGGTTTCATCTTCGTTTCCAGTTCCTTCATGCTCAATTATAATACTGTTTGCCGCCGCTATCCTTCTATCTATTTCCTCATCGCTCAGCATCGTAACAGCCAGCGTCGCGTCGATGTCTATCTGCTTACTGTCGCCCCATTGTTTGCGGTTCAGCTTGCCCGCCATCTTAAGCCGGGTGTCTACTCGTATCTTTGCGCGGCCTATGGCGTCCTGGTCGGGCACCATCTCCGTTGATCCATCCCTACGCACCACTAGTTTGTAGTCGTCGCTGGTATGATCCGCGATCTCTAAGGACTCGAAGGCCAGCACGTCGCCAGCAATAGCCAGCGCGATCTCTACCGCCTCGTTAAACTCGGAGTACTCCCGGCGCCACTTGTAAACTGTAGTGATGGATGGGAAGCCGGGCAACCTAGAGACGGACAGCGGACTCAGCCCTTGAGATATCTGTTCGCAGAAGGCAGCTGCTAGAGCAGGGGTGTAGCCAGTAATTGCTAGAGGATTGTACACAGTGTAGCCTTCGGGCGCGTTGTGGAAGGGCTACACGATGCCCATGGTCCCCACCAATCGTCAATCCCTGCACATTGCGCCAAGCTACATTCTGTCAGAACGAAACCCCCGCTCACCAACGGTTACAGCGGAATTTAGGCCCTTTATTTATTTGTCCCGTCAAACTACTTTGTCTAATGATCACAGTGGGTTACAGCGTACCACTAGGACTCGGCTTTTCGTCCCGTCAAACTACTTTGTCTAATGATCACAGGTAGTTACGCCCTGTTACTAGGACTCTACTTGCTAAACTCCGTCGCCAGAAACTCACCGCGCTACACTACAGCCTGTAGGCTACGCTAGGCCCCTCTCCCCCCTCTCTCTCTCTCTCTTATAAATATATATATAATGAGTCATAAAGTACTAAAAAACACCCTCAAACCCGCAGCTACCAAGGCGGACATGACAACTTGACGCCTGCTACCACGTTACACCGTAACCCATTGAAAACACACCTGCCACGACACCCGACATTCAACACAAGTTCCGGCAAGGTCTTGTTGTTGCTTTACGCCTTAAAATACCTGTCTCTTATACACATCTGACGCTGCCGACGATCTTACGCGTGTATATCTCGGTGGTCG